CTCTCAGCAACATCTCGTAATGGCCGTAAGAAAAGATATCGCGGACAAGGAAAATAATTATCAGAGTGCTTAAATAGACTTAGGCACTCTTTTTTTATGTTCTCAGAAAAAGAACAATTTATTTTAAATTGGATTCGAGAAGTTTCTAAAACAAGAGAAGAACTAAATGGATTTGCAATCTGTCCATTTGCTGCAAAGTCAATCTATAAGATTGTAGAGTGTCCTGTTGAAGATATTACTCCCATTGATGGTTATCAAGTCATCATTTACATTGTAGAAGATTACTTAGACTTGAATGCAATTAACTTTTGGGTAGAATATTACAATTCCATCTATAAAGAATGGAAATTCTTTGAAGATTGTGGTTCTTATGACACTTATATTCGTGGTGTTCAGACAAATAACGGTAGATATAACTTAATTTTGGCACAACCAAAAGAAAAATTACGTACATTTAGAGAAAATCTGGCAAAAACCTCCTACTATGACATGTGGGACGACAAGTACCTCCAAGAAATTCTAGAAGATGACTATGATATAATGAAAAATCGGGATAGCAACCCCGTAAAAAGTTCTGATTTTAACGAATCAGGAGCAAAAACCAATGGCCAACAGTCCAATTGACAAAAGTGAAGATTTTATTCAGTCAGGAATGACGCTGATTACTGAAATTTCTTCAGAAAAATACTTACAAAAAGCAAAAAAACTTAAAAATTACAAAATTCCCGATGATCGATACTCAAGACACTGTGGTGGCGTCGGCGGATTTGATGATTTTGTTGAAAGATGGCATGAATAGCTGAAAAAACACGAATAAATAAGTTAGATTTATTATATTTTCATGCCTGTAGAACGGGTAAGTAAGGCATTCAAAGACATCAGCATGTCATTTCAGGTAAATCCCCTGAATTATGACTTAATTGCGCTGAAAAATGAGAATGCGATTGCCCGTTCTGTTCGAAATTTAGTTTTAACTTATCCAGGTGAACGATTTTTTAATCAAAATTTAGGTTCAAGAGTATCAAGAGCACTTTTTGACAACGTTGATTCAGTTTCTGCATCATTAATTCGTGATGAAATTGAAAATACGATTAATAATTATGAACCAAGAGTCAATTTGACTGGTGTAGACGTTGCTCCAGACTACGATAATAATACTTTTAACGTTACAGTTCGATATACAATTGTAGGAATTGACGTTCCACCTCAGCAATTGTCATTTGCCTTACAACCGACACGATAAATGGCACTAGTCAACTTTACAAATCTCGATTTCGATCAAATTAAAACTTCGATTAAGGATTATCTTAGATCGAACTCGAATTTTACTGACTATGATTTTGAAGGATCAAATCTTTCTGCAATTATTGACGTTTTAGCGTACAATACTTACATTTCCTCATACAATGCTAACATGGTTAGCAATGAGGTTTTCATTGATAGTGCGACTTTAAGGGAAAATGTCGTCTCTTTAGCCAGAAACATTGGATATGTTCCAAAATCCAGAGCTTCTGCAAGAGCAACGGTTTCATTCTTTGTAGACACAACAGGGTTTACTACAAATCCACTTACCTTAACTTTAAGAAAAGGTATTGTTTGTACAAGTGCATCAAATTTTGGAGCAGAAAGTTATACATTTTCAATTCCCGATGATATTACAGTTCCTGTAGTCAATGGAATTGCATCATTTGATTCTGTTGAGGTTTATGAGGGAACATATTTAAATCAAACATTTACTGTTGACTCAAATAATCCAAATCAACGCTTTATTCTTCCAAATGCAAATATTGACACAAAACTTCTTCGAGTATTAGTTAGAAATACGGAGCAAAGTTCATTTACTCGTAAATTTACTCTTTCGGATAATTTAATTGGAGTAAACGCAGAGTCTAAAGTTTTCTTTATCCAAGAAATTGAAGATCAAAGATATGAATTAATTTTTGGTGATGATGTTTTTGGCAAGAAACTTGATAATCTTAATTTTATTGAAGTTTCTTATGTTGTGACAAATGGAGAGGCTGGAAATGGAGTTTCTTCATTTACATTTAACGGCAGAATCGTTGATAATAATGGAACTGTAGTTAGTTCTGGATTATCGTTATTAACTACTGACGTTAGTTCACAATATGGAGAAGAAATTGAATCTGTCAATTCAATTAAAAAATATGCACCCCGCATTTATGCTTCACAGAACCGCGCTGTAACCGCCTCTGACTACGAAGCAATCGTTCCTACGATATATCCAGAGGCCGAATCAATTTCTGTATTTGGTGGAGAAGAATTAAACCCACCAAAGTATGGCAAAGTCTTTATTTCGATCAAACCATATAACGGATCATTTGTTCCAAATACAATCAAAGATAATATTATTAGTGGATTAAAAAAATATAGTGTTGCTGGAATTGTTCCAGAAATTCTTGATCTCAAATATCTGTATGTTGAATTTGACAGCACTGTTTACTATAACTCAAACACAGCATCAAGTGCAAACGCTTTAAAAACAATCGTCTCTTCAAATGTTGAAAAATATGCAGATTCGACTGAATTAAACAAATATGGAGCAAGATTTAAATATAGCAAGTTTTTAAAAATTATTGATGATAGTAATCAGGCTATCACTTCAAATATTACAAAAATTACAATGCGAAGAGATGGTAAAATTTTAGTAAATGAAATTGCCAAATATGAGGTTTGTTTTGGTAATCAATTCCATATTCGTGATATAAAAAATGGGTTTAATATTAAAACCTCAGGATTTACAATTGATGGATTAACTGAAACTGTTTATATGTCTGATTTGCCAAATGCAGATGGAAAAACTGGGAATTTATTTTTGTTTAGTTTAAAGTCTCCTACTGAACCATCTATTGTTCGTAACAATGTTGGAACGATTGATTATGTAAAGGGAGAAATTTTTATCAATCCTCTTAAAATTACGGGAACTCTTAAAGTCGTAAGTGGAATACCAATCGTTCAATTTTCCGCAATTCCACAATCAAATGATGTGATTGGATTACAGGATTTGTATTTGCAACTAGATATTAATAACAGTGTATTAAATATGGTATCAGATGAAATATCATCTGGAACTAATATTTCAGGATCTACTTACACAGTAACCTCAAGTTACACAAACGGAGCCCTTGTAAGATTATAATCATATGTCAGAAACGAGAATCAGTGCAAATCTAATTGTTGAGAATCAGCTTCCAAATTTTGTTAAAGAAGAATTCCCTCTTGTATCGGAATTTTTATCACAATATTATCAGTCACTTGAATATCAAAGTGGAGTTTCTGATGTTCTTCAGAATATCGATCAATATGTTAAAGTTGATCAATTAGCAAATTTAACTAGTTCAACAACATTAACTGCTAGTGTTGGATTTCTCGATGACATAATTACTGTAAGTTCTACTTATGGGTTTCCAGATCATTATGGACTTCTTTTGATTGATAATGAAATTATCACCTATACCGATAAAACACCCACAACATTTACTGGATGTGTTAGAGGATTTAGTGGAGTCACTTCTTATCAGAATCAATCAAATACAGATCAATTAGTATTTTCAGAATCTGAAATTTCAGAGCACAGTTCTAATACAACAGTTACCAACCTAAGTGTTCTGTTTTTGCAAGAGTTCTTTAATAAAGTTAAAAAACAAGTTACACCTGGATTTGAAAGTAGAGAATTATATTCAGAATTAAATGAAGGACTTTTTGTCAAACAAGCAAAAGATTTTTATTCATCTAAAGGTACTGATTCCTCCTTCAAAATTTTATTTGGTGCATTATATGGTAAAAATGTTGAAATTATTAAACCAAGAGATTATTTAATTCAACCATCTGATGCACAATATCGAGTTACTAGGGATTTAGTAGTTGAAGCTTTATCTGGTGATCCAACTCAGTTAGAAAATAAAACTTTATATCAAGATGCAGATTCAAACTTCCCTAGGGCTGAAGGTACAATCTCAAAAGTAGAGCAGATTGTAAGAGGAGGAAACCAATATTACGTTATTAGTCTTGATTATGACTATGACAAAGACATTAGTGTTTCTGGAACTTTATTAGGTGAATTTTTAATTTGTCCTAAAACACTTTTAGTCAATTCAGTAACTTCTGGAACACAAACACTGGAAGTTGATTCGACAGTAGGATTTCCTCTTTCTGGAGAACTTATTGCGAATCTTCCAAATGGAACATCTGTTACAATTACATATACTTCTAAAACTTTAAATCAATTTCTTGGATGTTCTGGAATTACTCAAAGTATTTCATCTCAACAAGAAATTTCATTAAACAAGGTTGCTTATGGATATGGTGATAACGCTGCTACCGATCTCGTAACCGTTAGAATTCTCGGAGTATTATCCGATCTCAATATTGCGAGTTCGAATCCATATTATGAAAAAAATGATTTAATCAATATTAAATCTCTTGGAGATACCTTAGATGATTATAGATCAAATAATTGGTTCTTTAATGTTTCAACTCGGTATGAAGTAAGATCTATTCAACTTTTAGACTCCTCAGATTATACCTATAGAGTTAATTTGTATGATTCTCATAATTTTTCAATTGGAGATTCTGTAGTTTTAATTTCTTCTACTGGACAACAATTTGTAAGTAATGTTGTTGCAGAAAATGCGGTTTTTCTCAATCCATCTTCAGTAGTATCATTTCAAAATAAAAAATCATTTAATGTTACAGGGCAAGGACAATTAAATTTAAATTTATTTTATACGGTAAGAAAAAATCTATCAAAAGTTAGTTCTTCTAATTTTACATATCTCAATCAATATACTTCTAATGTACAAAATGTTTACAGCGATTCTGAAGGATCGATTTATGTTGCTTCTCCATCGCTGCCAACATATTTGAATAGAAATTTAGTTATTGAAGATAGATCTGTAACATTTTCCGGATCTTTTAGTGGAAATACATTAACAATTAATTCTCATGGATTTTTTACTGGAGATTCCATTGTTTACAATCCAACAGATGATTCTAATAGACTTGATTTAAATGCTGGAATTTATTTTATCAAAAAAGTTGATGAAAATACAATTCAATTAGCTAGAAGTAAGGAAAATATTTTCACTCAAAATTTTATTGAAGTTAGTGGAACTGT